GAGATTACCAACCCCGTTAGGAGTAGATAATACAATTGCACCACCCCCTGTTGATAGAGTTGCTTGCGATGCAATCCATATTTCTTCAATGTTTCGAATAAACGCAGCCTCATCCACGATTAGCAATGATAATGCTTCAGAACGTGCACCAGTACCTGCAGATGATACTGCTTTAATTTGCGAACCATTTTTAAATTTCAATGATAATTTATTGTCTGCTTCAACCGTACCTTTTAACCAACTAGGTAAATTATCGTGCATGACACGAACCTTAGTTACTAAGTTTTTTGCTACTTCTTGCGTTGTTGCAATAACTAATACGTTGAAGTCTTCATTAAATAACATTGACCATAAAGCAAATCCAGCTGCTAGTGTTGATATACCCAACTGACGTGATTTCAATATTACATTGTAACGATTATCACGTAATTCTGTTAATGAATCTTCTTGGAATGGGAATAAATTAAATTTAATCTTTCCACGTTTAGGGTGTTGTATATAACAATAGTTACGCATAAAAAATACAGGATCTTTAGCACACATCATGTACTGTTGCTGTATAATTTGCTTTATGTTTGGTTGTGCCATATTATTTTGCTATCTGGAAAATTAGTATAGTTGAAAGAATTCCTCCACTAAACCAAAGTGCTTTGCTGTCATACCATTTTGGTTTAAGATATTTTTCTCGTTCAACATACATTTGAATATTATCATTTAGCAATGTTACTTGTTTAGTTTTATATTCTAACTGAAGTTCATCTAAATGAATTAATCGTTGTTGATCTAATATTAATTTTGATTGTTCTGCAATGATAGAGTCATTTAATTCATTTAATCGATATAATGAATCTAATGTGTATGATATGTCTTGAATCTCTTGTTGTGTAAAACAAGAATCCGGCACTTGCGTAAAAGCTAGCACCGGAATCATTGATAATATAATTAAAAAACGTTTCATTATTTTTTATTTAGTTTACGACCACGTTTAGTTTTTTTAATGATATTGTCTTTAGCATCCGCAACTGTTCGTTCTTCAACTATAATGTTCTCTTTCTTTTCTTCAAGAGCTTCAATTAGTTCTTCATGCTTTTCAATCTGTTCTTTTACTTGAACACGCTCAGTTTCAATTACTTCAACTTTGCCTTCAAGTTTTGAAACTTCATTTTCATTTTCGTCAATTTTTTCATCAAGTCTAGTTTCTTTACTTTCTGATGTTAGTTTTGTAACTAGCCCTAGAGTTAATAGCATTACTACGAATCCTACAATAATTGTCCAGTACTTCTTAATTGTTTTCATTGTTTTCCTTGTTATCTAGATTATTTAAAAATTTTTCTTTGAATATATCGAATTGTTTTTGAATTGTTTCATTAAACTCTTCTGGGGTCATCCGCGCGGACCAATTTTCCTTTTCGCCTTCTGAATTTGTAACGAACTGCGATGCTTGTGTATATGCTTCTCGTAACATTTCAACATCTCGTTCAGCTGATGCTAACCAAGCAAGTTTATTTTCTCGAATTTTATTTTGTTCGTATTCTTCAAACTTACCTTCTTTTTTAAGTTCGTGCTCCATTTCGATTGTGCAATCAAAACACATCCCATGCAGTTTTTGCATTTTTTTGTCTAAATGATGTGTGCCTAAACACGTACATGTTTCTTTTCGACAATTCGGAAATGATCGTATTTCTTCTCGTAATGTTTGAAGTACTTCTGAATTTTTTGTTTTTTTAATTCTGAAACCGTCTCGTTGCTCGATTATATAAGTAATACCAGACGATGCGTCAGTCTCTTCCCACACATCGCCGATATCATGACGTTCATTCTTTTTTGCTGTTTTTTCTGAGTCAGAAAACCCTATAGTTTTTTTAGTTTGAAACTTATGGGTACCGTCTAGCATTTGCTGTACAGCTTTAACATTTTGTAACTTTTTTGACATATAACTTTATTTAATTTATTATTCTTTTCCGCCAGTTAATTTATTTAACTTATCTTGTGCTACATCCATTATTAACTTATAAAATGAAGCAGCATCACCGCGGGCAACATCTTTAGTTAATTCATATGCAATTTTAGCAATTGCTTTAACTTGATTAATTGTACCTTCAGGTTTAATCGAATCTACAAATTTTTGAGATATAAGAGCTTCTTCTGTTTCAGAATCTAATGTAGGTTCTGGTGCTGGGGCAGTTGGTTCTACTGCTGGTGCTGGCTCTGCTATCGGAGCTGTTGCATCAATTGCAGGTTCTTCAGCTGTTTGTTCTAACAACACGTGTTCGATTTTTCTTCGAAGATACTCTCTAACTAATTGTTCTTTTTGTTCGCGAGTTAAGTTTTCGATTTTATCTTTCAATGCATCTTTAACTTCTTTTTCTTCAGTGTCTTGACGTTTCTTAAGACGTTTAGCCGCTGTTTTTGGATCATAGTCAGCATCTTCAAGATCTTTATATAAACGATCATCAGCTTCATATTTAGGAACCAGATTTCCGTTATCAACCACTTCTTTATCAGTTTTACGAAGAACATTAAGTTGTTTATCGCCTGTAGAATTTGGATTCAACTTTCCGTCTTTATCATCCATGGTATAATCTTTAATATCTTTACGATATGTAGGTTTTTTGTTTTCTGGTTTTTTATACTTGCTTTTATGTTTTTCAGCCATTGAATTATCCTATATTTTATATAAATATTACCTTGCGTACTTTAATACCCCTAGTAGTTGATTAACTGGTGCAAACGCTCCTGTCATTTTATATGTATTGCCCTGGAATGTAAATACAACTCCTTCACTCGGCACAATTGCATCAAATCCTCCTAGCTTTTGAATGCGTCGAAGTTCTAATTCTAATTTTTGTATTGTAGCAGGATCTCCCTTTGCTTGAAGGTCTCTAATTAGTTGAGCTAATTCCGTTTTAATTTCTTGAACCGTTTTATCTGGGTTTGCTGCTAAGAAGTTTTCTGCATTTTTCAATGCTACTGCGCCTAATCGTAAAAAGATTGTTTCAAACGGTTCTAAATTTTGTTTTTTATATTGTTTGAAATCTTTTTTATCAAATGCATCTACCCAAGCTAAAAATTCAGGATTATCAATTCGTTTTTTAAGAACTGAAATATTAGTCGATTTATCATCAAATGCCCATCGATACATTAATGTAGTTAATAAATCTTCCGGGATATCATAACCTAATTGTTGAGCTTTCGATTTAATAACATCGCGCCACCATGCTTTGTGATATTCACTAATTAAATCGGTATCTTGCAAATTATATTTTTTTCGTAGTTGGTCTACTTCATTGAAAAATGCTGCTTGTTGATCTTCAAAATCATATGCGCGGCCGATTTTAATTCGTTGTGGCGGAATAAATGAAAATGTTTTTTGAAGATGTGCATTTGCATCTTGAATGATTTTTTGCATCATTGGGCCACCCGTTAAATCAGTTTCAACTTTATTTCCTGATTCATCATATTCAACTAAATTGTGAAATTGTAAATGAGCTTTATCATATGCTATAACATTTTTAGTTGCAGGGTAAATAATTTCCATGTTTGCAAATACTCGTCCATTTTTGAATATTTGATTTAAACGGTCTTGTGGAATTTGTTGCAATGATTCCGTTAAGTCTTCTGCAGTTGCACGATATGCGTCAACTACTTGTTTATATGCTTCGCCTGCTGACGCTCCGTTCTTTGCAATTGTATCTTGATATTTTCTTTCAAAGTCAGCAATTAGTTGAGGAGCTGTCATTGGATTAATAATTGTGCCTTTATTGCGGGCAAATCCTAATTCTCCGTTCTTCCAAGTAATTTGAATATTTTGACCATCAGTCTTTTCAGTTACTGCAGATTCAATATCTAATCGCCCTGATAATGCACGTGAAATTATTTCTTTCATATCATTAAACGATAATCCGTGATCATCCCATGGGTGTGCCATATGCCCTGCTGCGCCTCCTTCAGTTATAAGTGCGCCTTTACCCATTGCTGACTCAATTTTATAAATGATGTCATTCGGATTATTTTGTTGCCATGGTCGACGTTGTTTTTTAATTGTTCTAGGAATTAGTTCAATCATTTTTTTACGTGCATTCCATTGTAACATGAATGGCATATGAATTGGAATGTCAAATTGATAATCAGACCCGACACCAGTAGGACGTTCTAAGTTTAATTGTCTAGCAATTTTATCTCCATATTCGTTAGCTAAGTCTTCAAAGAAATCTCGTAATTCATCCATATAAATTGGAGCTTCATTTCTTGGATCATTTAATCGTTCAATGAAATGTGTAAACTTTCCTTGAAAATCGACATCAATACCATATTCAGAAAAGAATCCATCGACTGCAGATTCTATGCCGGCCAATTCTTCTCGAGAAATATAATTTTCAACAATTATGTTTTCTATTAATTTAGCTCCTGCTACTGTTTTAGCGAATTGATCAAAATCATAAACAAATGAGTCTCCTCGATGTTTTTCTAAAAATGATCGAAGATGTTTGATTTTTGAAGTATGTCGAGCTTTTTCTTTTGGATTCATTATAGCTTCAAATACTTCATCAATATCTTCTGATAATGAATTACCCCACCATTCTTTACTAAACATTGCTGCTTCTTGAACTCGAGTTACAATCTGCCAAACATTTTTAACTGTAGCATCGTCTTGATTTGGATATGATGCACGGAATGTTGCATAATCATTATTAGCAATTGCTTGACGGATTGTTGATGCTGATATTGGTTCTCCTGATGTATATAATAATGGGTCTACATCTACACTTAATTCTGTTGCATCTACTCCTGCAGGAATTGTTCGACCTTTTTTATCTCCTACCGTACGGTACTTATCTACATTTGGAACAAAGTCTTTTGCTCGAACATAATCATCGCCTTTAGTTGATGCAGCCATTGCATAACGACCTGTTGCATCTTGCGGCAATTCAAATAAATATTCATACGCAGCCATGATTGGAGAATTGAATGCGGTAGGTTGAATCTCAATTTTAGGATTTGAATTTAAAAGATTAAAGATTTCAATTGTCTTTTCTCTAGTAATACCATCACGTGGTTTTTCTCCAATTAAAAGTATTACTCGAGTAACTTGAGGATCTTCTGCATAACGTTGTGCTAATGCTAAATGTGCTCCCGTTAATGGTTTGAATCCGCCAGGAAATAGTACTGTTATATTGTTCATTACATGTTTCTTTTATATAAATATATTATCTGCCTATTTCGGTGATTCTTAACCACATCGAAGTAGGTGAATTTGTTATTGTTATATTATCATCTGCAGAATTTCTACGACATGCAATAACTATTGATTTTGCTACTGTGCTAGAGTTAGTATATCTCCCCGTTAATGGAAAAAGAACGGGGCCGCGATTGCCATTGACTGTACTTTGAGTTGAGTATGTTATTTCTGTACCATCTACTTTTATTCTAGAAATATACGAATCATTTCCTGTACCTACACTAAAATCGTAATTAGCTAAATGATAATGGATTACTAAATAACTATTAGAACTTACGGGCGTGTAAGTATATGTTACAAAATCAGTATCAGAAGTACTTGTTGCGATTGTTGTGGTACTAACAGTAACTTCAGTATTACTTAATATAGTGTCTTTAATTACTTGACCTGCAGCCCACACACTAGGTATTACTGCTCCAGCTACTGAAAGGTTTCCTGTTTGTAAATCTAGTCCAACCAATTGGGCGGTACTTCCACCTGTATTTGTACCTCTTAAAATTCTAAAATAATTTTGCCATGTATCTAACATAGAAGCAGATGTATATAAACCACCTGATGCTGCTAGTAATAATTGCCCGCCTTCGCCGGTACCACCTACGGGCGGCGGATAAATATTTAATGTATTTTCAGTTGATGGGGTACTAGTTATATTTCCTACTGTTATAGTTCCAATAAATCTTGACGAGCCAGTTACTGTCAATGACCCTGATGCAGTTAATCCGGTTAAGAAGTGTTTATCGTAAACTTCTTGTGTACCCGCAATTTGTCCAATCGATGTAGTACTAGTACCTAAAGTTGTAAATTGATATACGTTACCGTGTGTTACTTGTATTAATGCCATAGTA